AGTGTGTATATTATAAAAATAAAGACTACTTAGTTGATGTAAAAACTAGTAGTAGTTTGCAAAGCGAGTTACAAGAAAGATTAGAAACAGACTTTTCTGGAAGAGCTATAGACCTTAGTAAGATGTTTGGTCTAGAAGACAAGGATTGTACAGTATATCCGGGTGAGTTAGTTACTATCTTTGGTCCTACTGGTGCTAATAAAACAACATTAGCTCAGAACATAGCGTTAGGTTACGATTTTGAAAATAACGTTATTAACAAGGAATGGCAGTTACCAACACTGTTTCTATCATTAGAATTAAGTGGCTGGTATATGCATAGAAGAAACTTGCAAATAGCTAGTGGTATGAGTAAAGAAGATGTATCTAAAGACAGTAAGAATGTCGGTAAGATGTATGGTCATTTACTAGAACACGTAGTTATGCAAACTATTAGTCCATCACCTGACTTAATTCAAAAACAAGTTAGGGACCTACAACCTAAGTTAGTAGTAGTAGATTATATAGATTTAGTAGAGACTCCGCCGCACATAAGAGGCGAGTACGAACAAATCAAATATATATCTCACTATCTATCAAACTTAGCTGTTAATATGGATATTATCATAATACAAGTCTCTCAGGTGTCAAGAGAATACAGCAGAAATCAAATACTGGACATTTACGCAGGTAAAGGTAGTGGTGCAATAGAAAACGCATCACGTAAGGTAATTGGTATCAATGGAAAACAAGATAGTTCAGAAAAGACTGTAGAACTATTTAAAAACAGCGATGGTGACCTTTTTACAGTTGATTTAAACTGGACTCCATCCTTTAGACTACCAAGGAGAGTATAATGAAGAAACTACACATTGTAAAAGCTGAAATAACAGCAGAAGAAAAAGCAGTTCTGCAAACAATAGCAGAAAAAGAAAAACGCTCTGTTAAAAAGCAAATAGAATGGTACATACAACAAGCAGTCCATATAGAGAAAGAAGGACGAAGGTAATGGAAAAGAAAACAACACGAGACCTAATAGGAGAGTATATAGACACTGATATTAACTTGCAAATGGAAACAGATAACGAAGAGCAGTTAATATTAGAAGGTCAAATGCAGACTATACAAGGTAAAATAAGAAAGAAAGTAGATGGTATAGACTATTTTATGGTTGAACTATCTAGAAAAGAACATCTTATTGATGCAGAAATAGAAGCTATCAAGCAAGAACAAACTAGATTAAGAGTGAGGAAGAAAGCAGTAGAAAGTTTAAAAGACTACTTTAATAAATCACTCTTGCCTATGGTTGTATCAGAACTTGGTGACGAAAACGGAGTATATGAATCCGATACTGCAAGATATAAGTTGTACGAAACTCTTGGACCAGTAGCTATAGTAGATAAAGATGCTATACCTGATGTCTACAAAACGTGGGAACACGTAGAGAAGATTGATAAGAAAGCGGCTAGAAAGGTCCTTAACCAAGGTGAAACTATTCCCGGCTTTTATGCTGAGAAAGTAAAACGAGTAAGGAGAAGTTAATGCGTATGTTAAATAGTCTTTTTAGAGGACATATCATTAGTAATAAGTACAATAAGGGTCTTTATGTAACTCTATGCAATATAATGCGATTAGGGTTCATAACTATGACTCAAAATTCTACTAATGTTGACATATCTATTAGCATCTGGAAGTTCGGTTTACACATTCATTTTGTAAAGGCAAAGGAGAACATATGCCAAGACAGAAACAATCCCAAAAGTCAATGATACTAAAAATGTTACAAGACGGAGTTAAAGTTAATCCAATGTTAGCTTTAAATTCGTGTGGATGTTTTAGGTTAGCGGCTGTAATATGCGACTTAAGAAAAGATGGTCACAAAGTAAAGACCAACAAGATTGAGTCACATACTGGTAACAAATACGCAGAGTATACTCTAGCGTAACAAACTAAAGGGGGGTAGTTAATCCTATCCCCCTACAGCATTATGAAAAAAGAACAATTTAAAGAAAAACTATATCCTATACATAAGACATTCTGGAACAAAGCTTATAAAAAGTTATCTTCAAAAATGTCTACGCTAATGTCTTCTCTAAAAAGAAGGAGTATAGAAGCGAACGTAAAATGCACTATAGATAAAACAGATATAAGAAAAATGTTTTATGATATATACGGAAAAGGATGTTGTTACTGTGATAAGAGATTAGACTATAGAAATATAGCCTGTGACCATATCATACCCCTTGCTAAAAACGGACCGAGCACAAAAGAAAACTTACAATTAATATGTAAGACTTGTAATACAAGAAAGGGACCGTTAGATGAGCAAGACTTTATATTGTTAATGCAATTAGTAGGTGGATTACCAGACGAACTAAATAAATATGTAATGAGAAAACTTGCCAAAGGAGGCAGATGGTAATGAAAATGAACACTAATGATAGAGTATTAAATCTTGTTAAAGATAGACTAAAATTAGGACAAAAGAAATATGGACAAGATATACCTCTAAACGGAGAGGGTGGCAGAGATAACTTAAAAGAATCAACAGAAGAAATGATTGATTTAGTAGTTTATCTAGCCGCAGTATTACTTGAACAGTATGATAAAGAAAAGGCAGACAGGAGAAACAACAAGAAAACAGTACAACCTGATGAACTTGCAATCATATTTAAAGGTATGTCTTTATTAAGTTCTCAAGCCTTTGAAGAAAATCAAATACAATATGGACACAAAGTCAACGATTTGATGAAAAGTATGAAAGAAAATTGTAATTGGAATAAAGAAGACGAACAGAATTTGCAAAGAACTGGGGAGTTTACTAAATGTATACCCGGTTCTAATTGCGATTAATAATTAGGGAAAGTTAAATCTACTCAGGTGAGTAGTTGCTCTTCTCGAAGTCAACGATAGCATAATGCTTAGATTTCCTTAAGAGTTAGAAACTGGATGACAGATAAAAGTTGTTTAATTCTTGGTTGGCACCACTTTCCCTAATAAACTTAGCAAGGTCCCTGACCGAAGTATGACACTATACAACGAAGTTCTTTACACGGCAGTGTCTTATCTCTCAACGTATAGTAGATAGTAGGAGGGGACCTTGTTTTAAATGTAGGAGTTATAATGAAAAGAAAACAAAGACCCTACAAAGGGCAAGATGCAAAGTTAGTAACTGATATGTCGGAGCGTAAACGTGCGGCGTTAAAACTATGGGCTAATTACCACGCTAATCAAATTAAGGTTAAAAAAAGTAAACAAACTTTATCTCAACCAAGTATCAAGATTAATGTTGGTATGGAGTATAAAGATGAAAAACAATAGACCAGCTCAGTTATTTTGTGCTAACTATGATGTAGGTAGGTGTATGGGATGTATGATAAAATGCACAAATGATGGTAGTATATACCTTAGAATAGATTCTAAAATGCAAGGCAAAGAATGTAATCCTGATGGATGCAAATATTTTGAGACCGTAGTGTTGCCGATAACACGTACTAATTTGCCATAGTCCGGTCTAAGCTTAATGGGGGATTTTTCGATGGGTCCCCCTTAAGCGTTATATTTTAAAAACAGGATAGAGAGCAGGGTGCGAACTTTCTAATATAAATCAGAGAACAACCCTTTTCCTACATTCTTTCCTTTCTTAACATCTTGTAAATAATCTCCTAAACCGATGTAAGGTACACCAGTAAATTTTTCAACAGCATAGAATGGATTGTCTATATATCCACCCGGACCAACAACATCCTTAATGATTCTACCAAACGGTAACATTGTGTAGAGATAATAATCAGTCATTTTATCCCAGTTCCCGTGTACCAAACCATCCCACATAGGTTTATCAAATCTAAATACAGGTGGTTTAATAATTGATAATGGTCCTGCTGGGTGACCAAAGAAAGCTCTTTCTCTATCTTCCTCATCACCAAACATAGCATCTGCTGTATCTTGAAACCAGTTCCAAGGAGCTGGGAGTGCGTTATCAAAAAGACTATACATAAACATACTTGATAGACTATAAATCATAGCGTCTGCTGTAATTAGTCTTTTAGCACGTTCAAATTCAGGAGTGCCGGGTTGATATCCCATCTGCCCGACCTCACTTAATATGTCTTTTCTAAAACGTACAGAGTTCCAACTCCATAACTGAAAACGTGACATTACCCTACCCAAGGCACTGTTCGTCCACATTGGTCTGAACGGAGCAGAGTATAAAAACTGAGTAGCTTGTACACCCTTTCTCCCCATCTCTATTAAAAACGGGTGGTCATAATCTCTTATTGCACCCTTAAAATTTTCTCTAGCCTTGATATAATGTGACATAAAAGCGTCTCTACGAAGAGTTCTTTCAGGTCTACGCATAAACCAAGATGCTTTATTCCACATAGTGTCAGTAACTTTGTATTCCTTAGCTAAGTCTGCAAGTGAGGTATCACTAAGATTAGGATTTCTTCTAAGCTTACTCATAGCCGCTTTAAGAAAAGAATCCATTCTTTTACCACGTATCTCTTTATTTAACCCAGCCTCATACATTAGAAATTCTTCAACAATACCTAAGCTTTCTACCCACTTCTCAACATCCCTCATACTTCTCCAATTAGGATTAATATTTGTTCTTAAGTAATCTATGTCTCTAGCTTTTGCAAGATTCTGAACACCTGCACCTATACCAGTATGTATAGTACCACCAAACAAGTTAGTGATAGCACTCTTAGGGTGAGCAAGTAATGATGCCATTTGCCATTTAGCTTCTAATCCACTCCAATATTGTAATTGGTTTTGTGTCATACCCTGCAAACCTTCAACATCACTGCGTTTTATTCCATATTTCTTTAAAGATTTGTGACTTATACCAAGCTTTTCTTTAATAGATTCTATTCTTTTACGAGCATTATTATCAGCAAACCATTGATAAGGAGTTCCTTTTATCTTCATCTTAGGGTCGTTTTGAATTGCTTCTGGTATGTCTATAGGGTAACCCATAGATGATTGAGTAAATAGCTTTAAGAAATTGCCCCATCTAGCCGCTAATTTCTTATCCTTACTCTGTTTTAAAAACTTACTATGAAACTCTTGTATGTGCATCCTAGAAAGACTAAGCATACTTTCTTTATAAAAAGTATCAATAGTATTTTTCATATTGGCTTCATACGCTTCTAACTCTCTAGACCAACCACCAAGATGTGACTCTCTTTGATTTTGACTAAATGCTTTTTTAAAAGTATTAGGTAGTATAGCTCTTGGTTTTTTCTTATCTACTTCTTGAGATAACTTAGAGTACGTCTCTTGCATAACATCAAAGTTTTCTTCACTAATAGATTTAGGTGCCCAATCACCAGTCATAGTATGAGATTGATATATTAATTTCTTAGCTTCTTTATATTTTCTTTCTTTAGTCTTTTTCTTGTCAGCAAATATAGCGTCTAAACCTCTAGATAATTGTTTATTAACTTCAGTCCTATCAAAAGCAACGTGAGGAAAATAAGCTTCAGGGTCCCACAATTCTGTTCTTTGCATACCTAAACCAAGTTGACCAGATAATTCTTTTAATAATCTTTTAGTTCTAAATCTTTTAGGAGTAGTGTATTTTATTTGAATAAGCTTAGATATTTCCATAATACCGTTAATTCCAAATTTACTTATATCATACTTCTCACCTTTTCTAAACTTCTCTTTACTATATCTCATCCATTTCTTAGCAACTAAATCAACTCCAGACCAAGTTAACTGACCTTGCTTGTTATAAGCTACCTTAGTAAACTGTTTTACATAGTCAGCATCACCATTAATAAAGTTAGCCATATACTTGTTTTTATTCGTGATGATTTCATTTATCTTATTAATAACGTCCATACCGCTCATTTTAACAGCACCATCTTTAGTAGGTATTACGTATTGTTTATCTTTAAGTTTGCGTAACATAGGCTGTACAGCTTCATAATTTCTTATATAATGCATTTGCCTATGGCTCATCTTAGAACCGCCGCCTTCTATTTCAGAGATTAAAGAAACCATAGCTCTTTCTCTTAGAGGTATGGCAATCTTCCATAAGTCTGGACCATCTGCGTGTGATTGTATTAATGGAGCAAGTTCTTCTCTAAGTTTATTAGTCTCTTCTTCACTTGTTTGTAAAGAAAACTCAGATATTTTAGCAGAAAAGTTTTGTAAATCACCCATAATAGTAGTAGGTCTTACTACTTCACCCATAATACTATTGTTAAATCTATCTTTAAAAGGGGCAATATCTTTTTCCCACTTCATCATACCCGGATACTTTAACCATTCTTTATTATTAGCTTCTGGAAATCTTGACCAGTATCTTTTTTCTAAATCAGGTAGAGGTTCTTTGTTTTTACCTGTAACCCAATTAGTAAATCTAACCCAAGTACTACCTTTACGCATATCAGTAAGTATTCTATCAAAGTTTTGCAAGTCAAACTTAGTAGCCATATTAATATTTTTTTGGAACAAAGACCTAAAAAAACCGTTAAAGGCTCTAGTATCCATATTATGATAATGTTTCATATGGTTTTCTATACTAAGCATTGTTCTATAGAGTTCTTTGTCTTTTACATTGCCTTTCTTAAGTCCTTTAAAAGGTTCAATCATATCCATATAAATCCTATCAGCTTCAGATAAATCAGACGCTTCTATAATTTTACCTTCAGACATTTTTCCAAGTTCATCATTATAACTAGGAGGTCTTTGAGATTCGTTACCATCCCCAATATCTTTTATCTGCTTCATTTCTTCAGCACTAGGTTGAGCTACTTGTTTATATAGTTTGTTATATTCGTTTAAATGCTTCTTAACAGAGCCATCTTTAACTGATTTAGACTGGAACCCTATTCTTAAAAGAGCTGTGTTTTGCCCGTGTTTACGCAAGACTTGCAATAAAGACCTTTCAGAAGGAGTTAAAGGTTTCTTTTGATTCTCGTATTTTTTAATTAAATCTAAATTAGTCTTTTGAAAAGTACCCAATAACAAGGAATCATATAGATTCTGCAATCCTTGCAACTTTAATTGTTTTTTATCAAACAATATCTGTCTATCAACAGCTTGTTGGTCCATACCAGCACCTGACTTCTTTCGAAATCCAATCATCTTTAAGAATCTTTCACTATCAAAATCGCCTTTAAATTTTTGACCAAGCTCTCTAACATCTTCTCTTAATTCTTTATTAGCTTTTTTAACATAATATGAGTTCATTTTTAACTCATTAACCATAGCGTTTACTTTTTTAAACTGAGTATCGCTTATTTTGTATTGTTTTTTAATATTTAGTATATGTCTAATAGAAGACATATCGGATAAATCATTAGTAATGTAATCTTCAGCTTGATTTAATTTATATTCTAAATATTGTAACCTATCATTTACGCTAGTAGCTTCTCTGTTTTTAACAAACTTATACCATAGGTGAGCAGGAACGTTACCCATTTTATATCGTTTATCACCTTTAACTTGTTCGTCAAATTGAGGATGCCATTTACGGCTAAATAAATCCCAAAACTTCTTTTTATTATGTGCTAATGCTAACCTTGCATCTGCATCATATATTTCGTGATTAAGTATATTATCAATTAATGGTCCCCTTCTAGTCATCATACTTGTTCTTTCAAACAAAGCAAGTAAGTCAGGGTTATCAGCAAAGTCTCTTCTATTAGAATTGTATAAATCATCAAGAGCATTTCTATCTAATCTTCTAAATACGTTATCCTCGTATGGTATATTTCTATATTCTTTAGCTATATAACCTACTAAGTTTTGTTTAGCAGAATTAGGTAACCAATCTATATCTTGAACACTAGATTGAATCTCTCCATAACTATATTTTCTACCTGTTTGAAAATTCCTACCATATAAAGTGTTGTTTAATCTTCCATAAATAGAATGAAAACCTTTTACTTTATCAACTCTTGCTAATTCTCTAGCCTTATCATTGTTCTTACCTTTATAATATCCAAAGCTATCTCCAAATATCCACTTTTTATTCTTTTTATTACCAACTTTTTTACCAGTAACATATTCAAATTTAAATAGTGTGTCTGTAAGTATGTCTTTAATTACATCAGGACTAACAATACCTGACTCATCCATAGGGTCAGCACCAAGGTTGATAGCGGCTCTTGCTAATTCTTTAAATCTTTCTACTGCTCCTCTTTGTTTAGGAGTCTGTTTCATATAAATAATTCTTTTATTCTTTGTTATGTCAACAGGATAATAATAAGAACCCTTCCTTAGTATACTTGGTAAATACTGACCATTTATATACACAACTTTACCTTGAACGTCTGCTGTATTAGAAAATCTCATAGCGTCATAAGCAGATGCAAGTGATTGCCTAGTAGTTACAGCACCTCCTAAAGTGTCACGACCATCTCCTGCCGCTTCTGACATAAACCCTCTCCAATATGGGTCGTATTTACTAAATCTACTTTGACCAAAATCTTCTACAATTTTATCAGACTTAACAAACATAGCTCTTGCTAAATCAGATTTAGCCGCCATTTCATTACCATCCTTATCTATAAATTCGTCTCTTTGTCCTTTCCAAATATCTTTCCACTCTTTATGCATACCTTTTTTACCGCCAAAGAATATAAAAGCTTTGTCTCCATCTAAATCTGCACCACCTAATGCATCCATCACTCTTCCGTGTAATAAAACTCCGTGACCTTTGGTCCCAGTAAATCCAGCAAACTTTAAAACGTGTGCACCACTTTGAGAATCCATAGGTACTCTCATATTAACAGCTTCTAGTATGTCATCTATATAGTCTAAATTGTCCTTATATATACCCTTATCGCCTAGTTTTCTTTGTTTCCATATGTTACCTAGCGTCTCATATCCTTTATCAAAAAACGGGTCATATATCTTTTTTTGTTTAGCCCCATCATCTAAGAAAAATACTTCTTGTCCCTTTCCATCTGGGTCGTCAAAGATGTTAAACTTTTTATGGCTCCACATAGAATGGTCCCAAGGTCTCATTCTTGATTTCATTCCATTTTTTAATTTAGGTCTACTAATTCTATCTACTATATAATTCTTAACAGCTTGTTGTCTATAGTTTTTAGCCATTTTATGCATATAGAAACCAAGATTACCATCTGGATACAATTCACCCATCCTATCTACTATGGTATCAAACTCACTTATCTCACCAGCCGCACTAAAATAATCATCTCTATTAGTCTCTGAGTCTTCTGCTTTTTGTGCTTCAATTTCATTTGATTTCTTTAAAATACTATCGTAAATCTTACTTGCAAATCCTTCATTATCTTTATCAACAACTGCATTCATTAATCTATTTAATGAAATTTCATCTATGTTATCCAACACCTTAGCTTCAGAAACTTTATTTGGTGCTTTAATATGCTCATCCCATTGAGCGTTTAAATTCTCATCACCTTCAACAGAGTTTCTAATTAGCTCATCAGACATTATCTTAACAAGCTTAGGGTTAGTAGGATTGACTCCAAAATGCGTTATAGTAGACCATAACTGTTTAGCAAACTTGGCACCATCCATATCTCTATTGCCTGTAACCTCAGATAGTACTGTTCTAATATTATCTAGTCTAACATCATATGTAGGTCCTCCAAAACGCATACGATTTTGGTCCCTAGACTTAATACTTTTTACCATTGGAACTACGCCAACAGTTTTACCTATTGCTTTTGGATTAAAGCTAGTCTTTATTTTTTGTATATCTATACCAGCTTTCTTCATTTTCTCAAGCTCTTTTGTATCTACTTTAAAACCTTGTTTCTTCCAAAAGTTTACATTGTCTAAATCAAAACTACCTAAGTCTTTACGACCACCAATAGCGTTAATCTTTACTTGAGTAGCTCCTTCATTTGCTCTGTATCTTTCAAAAGCTTTTAAGAACCTTGTGCCATAGCCCTGTCTTTGCAAATCTGCTGGTATAAAAACTTCACCTATCCTATCAGGGTCAGACGGATGTCTCTTATGTTTTAACCCCATAGCATTTACTTCGTTTTCAAAATCTTGTTTATTATAATTATCTTTAATTCCAGCTTCAACAACATCACCATATCTTCGTGTGCCAAATTGTTTTATAGCAGACTTAGGTGCAATAAAATGTATGCCATCTTTTCTCATTGAAGCCGCCATATCAGGAGTAGCTTCAAAGAACATATACTTTCCTAGCAATGCTCCGTGTCTACCATTAGGAGCTACAATAAAAGATTTATTAACTGCACCCTCATTAGTTATACCATTAGCCTTGTTTAAAGCGTATATAAATTCTGGAAGTGCAGGTATACCGCCATCAAAAGATTCAGGTCTTTCAGAATTTTTACGAAGAACTTTTTTACTCTTTGAATTTTTTACATCATCATTCCAAAACTGACCTCTAGCCCTTAAGTTTCCATCGCTCCCAAAGAAATCTAAGACATCTATGTTTTCTTTATATCTCTTTGCATATTTCTTTAAGTATTCTCTAGCAACTCTATCATTAGTAGTCATTCCAGTATTAAACCAAATCTGTGCTCTCTTATTGTAAGCTTTAGAATCGCTAACATAACCGGGTTTACTTAACATTTGAACCAAGGCTTTGTTAAAGTCTTTTACATTGGCTCCAAAATTATTGTATACATCGTAATGTATATTGCTTATAAAAGCTTCATCAAAGTAATCTTGACGCAACATTCTATTCTTAGCCCAAAATTGTCTTTTACTATAATTTCTAAGATTGTCAAATCTTTCAGCATCCATACCAGCATCTACAAAAGCTTTCTTTATTTGTAGCATATTCTCTTGAACACTACCTCTTACTTGTGGATTCTTTTTAACAAAGTACATAGCTTTTTTATCGCCACGACCACCAACGTAATGGTAACCTTCCTTATCCATCTCCATTAACATTTTAGTTTTTATTTGTTTAATGATGTTTTCAGCTTTCTTTTTTTTGCCGCCTTTCTCTCTCATTAAATCTGCTTGTAATCTATTTACATCATTAAGCTTATACTCTTTACCTTTCCTAACGAAATGGTCAGATATAGCATAAAAATTACCTTCACCACCTAACTGTTGATATACTTGTTCCATTAAAGGTGGTTCAAATACTAATTCTTTTTTATTACCAAGTATGTTAACACCTTTGTCAACATAAGCAACTTTACCATCAGCAAAGTATGTTTGTAATACAAGTTTCTTTTTTCTAGTTTGCTCAGCCCAGTTTCTCCACCAATCCATTTCAGGTTGAGATAAATCAGTACGCTTATATTCTTTCTTTAAGTAGTCGTACATAGCGTCTACAGCACCTTTTCTAGGCATACTAACGCCATTAACTACTTGATGTAAACTATCCCATTGCTTATTAATTTTTATAGACTCAACTAATCTATCTGCTGTGTTACCACCTTCTATATTAGGCATTACATATCTATCAACAAATCCACCTTGACCAGATATTTTTCCGGGTAACTTAGATATTTCATTAATGTGCATATCAAGGTCTTGATACTCTTCCTTATTAGGATTGTCTTTTATAATATCTTGTACTCTTTTTAAATCACCTTTACTAATAGGTTTAATTACTTTACCATCTGGTGCAAACTCAGTTCCTTCAAGATTTTTAGCTACCATTGATTCCATTTCTTCAATAATATCTCTTTCGTTTACTTCACCATTAGCTAAACTTCTTTTATATAAGTTATAAGTAGCTCTTCTTACATCTTCTTTTTCACCAAAAAATTCTTTAAAATCTCTTTTTATATATTTTTGTGCTTCATTAGTCCAAGTATCCCATTTCGGATGCATCTCTGGGTCAGGTAATCCAGTGGGGTCTTCATATTTCTTAGATATAGTTTCAGCAATAGCTTTCTTTGATATTCTTAATTGAAGTGGAGTCTCGTTAAAACCAAAGTAAGCACCCATTACATATTCATATACTTGTTCTTCTAATGGTAGGTCTAGACTAGTTGCATACCCACCCTGTATTGCACCCATAGTACCAGCTTTTAATATAGCATCAAACTTTTGACCGGGCTCTAGTTTACTCATTATAGGCATCATAGTTGCTGAGTCTACTTGATGAGGCTGTAATCTTTTACCAAAGCCTTTCATATTACCTATAGCTCTAAAACCACCACCCCAAATACCACCTTGTTTAAATGCGTCTATAAGTCTAGGCATACCTTCATCTACTACACCTCTCCAATCAGATATAGCACTAGCAGTTCCTAGATGAAATGCTCCTTTTAATACGTCACCAGCTAAATTTTCTTCTTGGAATAATTTTCTAACATTAGGCATATCCCGTATAATAGGTTTACCTGTTTTACTAACAAACTTGGTAACAGCGTTTGCTCCAGCTAAAGGTAACGACCTTCCTGCTGTTACAGCGTTAATAGCTCTTATAGTTTTACTAAACTTACCTCCCGGTAATTTACCAAGGAATCCTGATAGAGAACCAAGCTGTCTAGCTACTTTTTCACTTATAGTATCTGGTTGGTCATCAAATTGTGCTATGTTAGCTGTATAGCCTTCCATAACACCTCTACCATAGTTCTTTAATACCCCTGAAAGAAAACTATCTTGATGCTGGTCGCTACGAGAAAAGGGTATCCTATGATGTTCTGCGTGTCTTTTGAGATTTTCTATCTCTTTTTCATTGCCATCCCAAAGCTCAGGGCGTAACCTATATTTTGTTACTGATGCCCTAGTTTGTTCCTTCGTGGCTTTAGGTTCAAACAAACCTTCTTGTGCCATATTTTAATCTTCTTTTAAAATATTATAAATTTCCATTGCGTCTAGTGCAAGTAAGCCTACACCTAAAGCAGTTCCAATTCCACTACCGCCTAATAATCCTTTTAATGCACCAGTAGCAACTTTTCTAGCTACCCACTTAGCTCCCTTTTTCTTTAGGAGTTTGTCGTATATAGCCTTAGGACCTTGTTGTTTTACTATCTGTTGTAAGCCTCTAATGGCTCCCGGAGTTCCAACTGCTCCACCTGTATTACCAACTATCTCACCAACTTTCTGTCCTTTTTCACCAAAGCCTAAAGCTTCAGCACCTTTTGACATTATACCACCACCTATGTAAGCACCTGCTAATCCAGCTCCTATAGTGCCTTTCCATCCTATCTCTTTATTGGCTATCTTCTCTAAGAATCTAACTCCTCCCGGTCTAGATTTCAAAGTCTCAACTAAAGCACCTTTAGTAAGTGGAGTTCCTTGTCTTTGTAAACTTTCTATAGCTTCTTTGTAAGATTTGGCTTCAAGTTTTGTAATTTGACCTGACCTCATTTTTTCGCCAACCATTTTCATTTCAGCAGATATTTTATTGTCAGGAATAACTTGCCTAGATTTAACTTTTATATCTTCAAACTCAGCATCTTGTATTTTTTTACTATCAAACTTAATTTTTGCTTCTCTTGGTACACCTTTACCCTGTTTTTCCATAGCTTCTCTAGCTAAATCTTGCGATGTTTTAGGACCTTTACTTACTTTACCACCTATCAAAGGGACTCTTTTACCACCTGCGTAAATAGTATTAGGGTCGTTAGTCATACCTCTTAATTGCTTTGCTCCGGGTCCTAATTGTTTTGCTCCCGGACCTAATTGCAATACTTCTTTTTTAATTGCTTTAGAACTTTTTTTCCCTTTCTTAACACCTTTTTTACCAGCTTTAACAATATCATCAATGACATTTGCACCGCCTCTACCTTTTAACAATCTATACGCACCATATCCAGTAACTGCAATTCCAGTTGCTACCTTACCTTTATTTTCCATTAACGTATCAAAGAAACCACCTTGATTAACATCGTAAATTTCATTTAACCTTGAATAAGTTTCTTCATCAAGCATAGAGAATAGTTTATTCCTATCTCCCTCACTCATACCTTGTAATTGTTCATTAATAGCTCTTCTAGCTTCTTTTGGACTTTCATACTCATCCATCATTATATCAAGCTGTCTTCTATTATTCTTTATCTCATTAGCCTGACCCATCTTAATGTATTCTTGGAATGTATCATAATTGCCACCAACTTCTTCTCTGTATTTTTTATACATTGCTGATATTTTTTCAGGGTCACTAAAGTTTAGTGAGTTAGAGTCTAACGGATTAGAAGTTTGAGAAAACAAGGAATCAGAATTAGAAGCAAACCAATCATTTGCTTTTCTATTTATACCCTGCATTCTCTGATTTTCTTTCATACCAGCTATTTGATATTTTGCTACAGCTTCTTGCATTGCAAGTTGTCTTTTCTGTATAGCTTCTCTGCCTTCGTCTTTCTCAGGCATCATAGGATTCATATAGCCTGATACTCTAGTTTGTTTAATTTCAGCCATTAGTATGCTCTCCTGTTGTTAATGAGCCTTGATATAAATCCACCTCGTTGTTTTGTAATGGATGGTAAGCCGGGTACTCTTCTATTGTAATCAGTTATTTCTGGAACAATAGCATTACCAGTTCCACCACTAAAATCATACACCATATTTCCATCAGCACCTGTGGTATAATCTCCACCTTCCACCATACTTGTATACTCTTTCCAAGCGGCTTCAGACTTAGCACCAAAGTCACCATCTACTCCGTCTTTGTTTTCTCCACTTGAACCAATATCTAAACCAGCATCTACCATTAATTGCTGTCTTGTTCTAGCATCCATTTCATCTGTTAACAATGGAGAAGGTATATCTTTTTGAGCGGCATCTACTTTAGCTTGAACATTTGTTTCTTTTAATGCAGAGCCTTCAAGAGCTGGGTTTTCTACAGCTTCTTCTGTTTCTGCAACAGGTTTATTAACATCTCCAGCTTCACTCATATCTATAGATTTTATTTTTTCATCACTTTTACCATCATAGAATTTCATATCAGTATTTGCATATTCAAGAGATGGGTTATCAGCATTCATTATATCTATAGCGTTACCGGCAAAAGTCATTCCTTTACCAAGTCTTTGTAATAAGCTTCCCTTTTTCTTACCCTCAGCTAATTCTTCATAGTCAGCTTTGCCTTCATTTGCTTTGTCGTATAGTGCTTTTGCTCCCTTAGCTAATGCAACTGGAGCCCCTGCAATTCCCATAGCCGCTAAACCTGCACCTGTTACTGTGTCTCCAGCCGCTTGTCTAAGAAACTTACCAGCTACATCACCAGTACTAGCTTTACCTTCTCCTAATGCATCTCTTCTGTGTTTAATCTGTGCACCATCTAAAGAAGTATCTCCTTCAGCTATATCATCATACCTAGAAGAAGCAATAGCATCGCCAAAGTATCTATCATAAACTGCTTTACTACCTGCACCAAGCTTACTTATAAACCCACCTTCAGCAACTTTATGCCTCCAGTCGTCTTTACTTGTAGTTAAACCCGAAGCAAACTTTTGTCCACCTCTTTGAGCCATTAATAATAATTCTCTAGCCTTGCTTTTCTTTCTAGGTTTTGCTTTACTACCCTTAGATAAAGAAACTGGAGCAACAGCCATCATTTCATCAAGCTTTGCTTTATTTCTTTTATCAGCTAATTGTTCTGCATTTAAGAAATTATTAGGGTTATCTTTTTCCATCTTTTTAATTCTTGAACTATGACCCCAATCATCAAATTTAGCTAATTGTTCTTTACTTGCTCCTTCTTTAGCTAAAACTTTACGTATATTTAACATACCCATTAAGCCACCGGTCTCGTCTTTATCGCCCATTAAAGCTGAAACCATATGTAAAGGTGCTTCATCATCATATTTAACAAAATCTTTAGCAAGTAAGTTCATTCTATCTTGGTCAACTCCCGGACCATAATATGATTTACCACCTTCAGTTATCATTTTATCTTTATAAGCGGCTTCTTCCATACTTCTTTTTTGATTATAAGCTTTATCTCTTGCGTCAGATTCCATTTGAGTTCTATCAGCTAGGTCCATAGCATCGTTAGCTTTGGTAGTATTATACTCAAGGGCTCTTTGTTGCTTTAAAGAAGCGTTACTTACAGCATTTTTTAAACCCGGTTGCATCCTAACATCATCCATAGTAACACCATTAGCTATCATCTGGTCTAGTTGATTACTATGACCTTCATTAAGACTAGGTGGTTTAGGTGTATTACCTGAAGGTAAATTAGAAGCAAGTTCATTAAATGTCATTTCACCTTTATACATTTTATCAAATATGCTAACGCCATCTCTATTATTCATACCTATCTGATGCATTTGTTTTAAACCAATATCTCCACCTACTCCTCTAGCTTGGTCAAATTGATTTCTTATACTAGCTTCATATACTATCTTTTCATCTTGAACTCTATTAGCATCTCTATATCTTCGAGCTTCTCTTGCTGGACTATTAGTAACTTTAAATTCTGGTGCTTGGGGTATCTTTGTATTAGCAAGATACTCTGCTTCTATTTTTGCACGTTCGTCATCTTTATTATAAACTGAGCCACCACCTTGGTCACCTCTCCTACTTACATTAATAAGTGCATTGTTTCGTTTAGTCTTTCTTAAATAAGTTTCTAATGGACTAGCCATATAGGTATCCTCCCATTCGCATCTTTATACTTCGGTCATCATCAGGATTTTGTTTAGGAAATCTAGGAGATATTTCTTCATTAATCTCATCAAGATTTTCTTTACCTATAGTATTAACTGCATTCCTATTTAATACATATTCACCGGGTTCTAGTTTAGCATCTACTATATCACCGGGTAGTGGGCTATATTGACCACCTTTTTGATAACCCTCTTTTCTTCTCTGTCTTATTTCTTTTACCCTAGCTCTATCTTCTGCACTAAAATCTTCTTCGTGTTCTTCTTCAAAGTTTTTTCCACCTTTATATCTTCCGTATAACCCACCGGCTATTGTAGCAGGAATCCGAGCTCCCGGGATAACTGTGCTTAATAAAGTACCAGCAAGGTTTCCACCTACCATTCCTTTAGCAAATCCTTTAAACTTTTCTCCGCTTCTTGCCTCTTCATAACCACGAGCATTTTTCCAGTACATAAAATTTGCATCATCTTTTCTTTGTTGCATTGCTAAGTCTAACATTGAGTCTTCATCTGAAGTACCATTACCTACTGGCTTAGGGTTTTCTGGGTCTTCTACTTGACCACCTGTATTATATCCTACTGGTCCACCTTCTTGCAACATACTACCTGCACCACTAAGAGCCATCATTGGGTTACCACTTAATAAACCACCACCAATCTTTAACGCTCCACCAAGCATATTACCCTTAGCTATAGTTGCGTTTCGGTCTATCATTTTATTACTAGCTAAAGCTGACTCATTCATATTGAATCCAGCCTGTGCTATAGAACCTAAATTAGAATATATACCACTTAAACTTTCTAAACCAGCTTCAGTTCTATTATTCATATTGTTTTGAAAGTCAGAATAAACTTTACCAGTCATATTATTTATAGCATCTTGACTAAGAAAGGATGCGGCTGTAGCATTGCCTCCACCCATTGCAACATTACGACCTGCTAATCTATTGGCTTCAGCAATATCATCTGCTGATTGTTCTTTTGAAGTTGCTAAAGCGTTTTGATTTAGACTTGAGTTAGGGTCCATTTGTTGTTTAACAATGCCCTTCATCTCAGCCATACCCTCTGTAACAGGTTTCATCGCTGTATTAAAACGACCCTGTTGAGCGTCAGCATCTATTTTTAGATTAGCTCCGCTTCTTGTATCTATCCAATCTGATAACCAATTTCCCATAATATCACCTTTTAATATACTTATTTTTTAAATGAAAACCCAGAGGCACTTGAATTATCGCTTCTTACCCATCCTTCTTTAGATTTTATTTCTAAAAAAGGTTTTTCTCCATCTACTACAATTCTCATAGTACCTACAGCTCCATCTTTTTCTTCTTTACTTGTTGTTGTTTTTTCTACTGTTTTATCTATTTGATAATTTGAATCCCTTGTACTAGTTGCATCACTAGAATAATGATTTATACCACTGTTAGCAGTTCTCTTTATGTTAGGATTCTTTCTTCTAATTTTTCCCATTATTTAGGTCTCTTTGCTTTATATATAACAGAAGTAGCAAATACTTTAGCATCAGAACCTACTGAAGTATTATCACCCTGTATTTTTAATTTTATCCAATGAAGTTTCTTACTCTTATCTGCTGTTTGTAATGTAATAGCTCTGTTTTGATTTCCAGTAAACTTATCAGATACATCAACACCGCTTTTCCAAGCTGTGTCACCATCTATTTTATAATACAAAGATGTTAATGATTTGGAATCGCCCTCAATTTTGATGTTTCTAACTTTCTTATCTACCATAGTATCACCCATAGAAATTCTTTTAGAGCTCCATTCCCAGTCTTTTCGGATGCTCGTATGTGAAAGAAATTTAGCTAACTTATTATCAGCAAGTAATAATATAGTAGAACCATCTTTTGTGAGGGCTGTATCCATCACCTTGTTAGGTGTTTCAAATAGGTCCCATCGTCCTTTTTGAGTACTAAAAGCCCAACATCTATGAGTTGTGCCTCTAGTATAAAATAATAAAAATGCTTTTCGCTTAGAATCATATCCCATTCTAACGCCTTCTTTTTCTGTTAGGCTTAAATTTAACCAGCCATCAGTTTCTGTACTTAGTATAGTATTACCAATAGGTCTTATCTTAGGAGAAGCTAAGTATATATTCCTATAATCACACCACATTAAACCTGCATCAGTTACAAGGGTAGACTTACTATTTATACATCCAATCCCATCAATAACATCTTCAACAAACAAGTTCTCTGGATTAACTATAGCACATTGATTATTGCTAAATGCATATACTTTACCCATAAATCCAATTAAAGCTGTAGGTATAAATGGTAGTTCAATAAAATCTTTAGTCCAATCAAATATTGCAAACTTACCCGGTTGTGACCTAAAAAGATAATTTTCTGCATCAGCTATCTGAGAATGTTTACAATTACCTATAAAGTGATAACCATTTTGTTGAGCATTTACTGAATAATTAACACCTAAGTCATATATATTTTCACTAAGACCATTAATAGATTCATATGTACCTTCAGCATCTCCAGTATCTCTCACAGTAAAACTTTGATGTCCGTTAACTTCACTATGGTTAAATTGAAACAATGGTATTTCAGATATAAATCTATATAAAGAGTCTGGGTCAGTTCCTTCAGCAGTAGTAACAGAACTTGCTCTATACAAAGCTACTCCAGTTACTCTTTCTGATACAGGGTAAGAATCTTTAATTTTTATTTCAACATCTATAGATTGGTCAATACCACCACTTTTAAAGAATGAATTAGGAGTACTTAACAATGGAGTTTCTTGATAACCATCGTATATTAAAGACGCTTTGTAAAAAGCTTTTGTAATAGTAGGTCCTGCCCAACTATTAGCTGTACCACTTTCAGTAGGAGTAGCTATTGCAAACTCAGAAACACTTGAAGTGTATTCATTTGTAAATCCTGCTGTCCCTGTAAACAATGCTCTGTATCTAGCTTTCTGTTCATTGTCTCCATACTTAACTCCAAATATATGAAACTTATCTGTAGCTTGAGGATACCATTGAGTAGTTCCTCCAGTAACATCTTGAGTTATATTCCCGTGTTCAGCAGGTCTGTATCCGTGCTTATCATCTCCACCGGAACCCAATACTGGAATACTTCTATATCTTTTATGTAAAAGAGATTTAGCGGCAGTATCATAATAACTTATAGGAAAAGCACTAGCTGTATCATCTTCATTCCATAAAGCATAAGCATTAACAGATTGATAATCTGGTTCAATTACATTGCCATTACTAGTGTCCCAAGAATTTGGAAACAGCATTGGATTATTTACATCTGATAATGATTGTGGAGTATTACTTTCTAAACCAAATCTAAATGTATAAACAGCTCTATTACCCGGTCTAACATAACTTAACAAGTGTCTATGTCTTTTAGTACCTATAGTAGAAAAGAATATACTACCCGAGTAACCAAAGTTGGGAGATTTTGAAGGTACTAATCCTAATTTAATAATACCTTTATTTACAACAGTCCCTACTTGTTTTTGTTGTTCTCCTTCACCAGATTCATTTTCAATAGAAGTTACCCAATTAGGGATACTAAATGTTTGACTACCTTTAAACGTTCTATATTTCTTTGCAAGAGTACCTTGTTCATTCCAATCTAACATATGGGGAAAAGATTTATACTTACCCCTTCCTGTATTATCATCGTCTATTTCAATCATCCAAGTACACCAGTTTACAGGTCTATAATTAATTTGATTAGTGTTACCAGCATTGTTTGACATAAAAGGTCCAAACGCATCTGTAGTCCATTGAGGCATACTATGTGCAGTTGGGTCATTCCAATTTACTGAAACCCCAGTAATTATTTGTTTTTGTGCAACACTTGTTAAACAAGAATTAGCTTGATACCAGTTCTTATTAGCTCTCTTATCTAAGCTTGGTCCTATTTTCCCAGTAAAAGATAATATAGGAGACTTTCCATAGCTACCAGTACTAGAGTTAAACCCTGCAAAAGATAAACATCTATATTCAGTAGTCTCTGTAATCTTAGGAGTCATATTTCCACCAGAATAGTGACTTGCGTGTATCATAACAAAGTCAGGCATATCTGCTGTATATGAAGTTCCTCCGGGTGCTGTTATAGGTCCTACATTACCACTAGGCGTAACTTTTTGCATCCAGTACATTTCATTACCATTTTTAACACTAGGAGACCCATCTACATCAAACAAGCTTGGAGTAATATCTTCATAGTCATCAGCACCTATTATTTTCCCATCTGTTAAATTAGCAGTAGATATACTAGATGTTCTATACAACCAACCTTCTCCATCATTAACATTAAAGTTCCTACATCTACTTCTATTTTTAGCTACTACAATATACCACTTAGCAAATTCAGATGTTTCAGGTACTATGTAAAAATCACCAAACTCTAATATCTTATCACTGTTATCAGGTCTTTTTAAATGAATAGTGCAATACATATTAGCCTGTTGTCCAATAGTTCCACCTAATGCAGTATTTAAACTCCATAAATCAATAGTACCAGCATAGTCTTCACCTAACTCAGGCTTTCTTAATACACTAAACCCATCGCAATAGCTTCCGTGCATTTTGCCATACCATCTTTTAATTGCAATAGGAGTTGTTAAACTTCCATATTCATAAAGTTTATCATCTATTAAATTTTGTATTGTAATTCCATTTTTAATTGTTCCTGACATAGAAACATTATTTATACCAACAGCTATTTTTGCATCTGCTGTATTAGCACCACCACCAGCTCTTAATACTACAGACATATCGTATGCGTCTGTATTTGGGTTGTTAGCACCCTCTAAAACATCTATAGCAGGGTTAGACCTAAGTTCTGTATCACCAACACCTTCAAATCCGTTATTCTTACTATATCCTAAAAATTGAGGATTTGATTCTCTTCCTTTAGCAATATATAATTCTTTATTCTTTTTTTCAAAATCTAATATATGTCCGGGAGTTATAGCACCAATACTTAGTTCTGTGTCTACAGCTTTAGGCTCAGTAGTATCAATATCTTCTATAGTAGCAACTCTACCAGTAGTAGAACTAATAGCTAAAAGATTTCTATTGTCTTCTATATCTATAGTTTGTATATGGTCAAATTGCTCTATGCTATCATCAAGCTTAACATCAACATTAGTACTAAAAACCCAAGCGTCTCCTGATGTGTATGATGTAGCACTTGCTCTTGTAAATTTAACATAGACTCCAGTTGAACCTAGTTGATAACCAGTATCAACAGCTATAGTTGTAGTAGAGCTATAAGCACTATATTCTCCACCATCAGTATCTCTACTTCTATACTTCCAAGCTTCTGAACCATTATTGCCAGTAACTTTTACTTCAAAAGTAGTAGCAGTAGAGCCACTAAATGTACCGTAAACTTCAAAGTATTTTTTATTCCAAGGACTTACTGGCATTTGTTAATTTTCCTGATTCTGTGGCGGTTCATTTGTAAACTGTGTTACTGAGCTTTCTAGTGCAGTATAAGAATTTCCTCTTGTATAAGAAATAGAAGAAAATGGATTTTCAAATCCAGTATCTTTTAATACTTGAACTTCCGGAATACCTTTTAAATCACCATTATGCAAAGGGTCAATATTTAAACTTGTAGAAGCTGCACTAGGCGGTATATCTAGTTCATCTTGAGGGTCTGATATTATACCTGCTTGAAAAGTATTTATTTCAAATATCCTTTTAGGCATACTCGTTTCCGTCTATAGTTTTGCCCCAGAGTGATGTGACACCATCCAATATATTAACAACGTGAACTGTAAATCTATCGTCTGTATAGTAATCAACCACTGCAAAAGCGTGTTGCCAATTAGTTTTTCTATTACCAAGCCATCCATTAGCTTCATCTGACATATCCTTTAAACATCCAATACTCCAAGCTGATTTAGGTCCATCAACGTGTGTAACACTAGCCATTTGTAAATCGTGATGATGTCCATACATAACATTACACCCCAGCCTTATAAGATGATTTCTTGCGTGAGCTACTCCTGCGTAATGATTGCCGTGATAAAAGTGTAGATGACCTATCTTTAAGTATTTCCCGTTTGGATAATACTCGTACCCTCTTTGTTCTAAGAGTAAAGCTTCTTTTACGGAAAGACCTTGAAGATACGGATTCTCTTCTGAGAAGGAGTTTAGCCATTGCTCGTGATTCCCTTCAACAAAATATCTTTCTTTGCACCCAGCATAATCAAGTGCTTCATCAATCTGGTCCATTCCTTTATTAACGTTTTTAATGTCTTCGTAAACCCTTGGTAATTGATACTCCAAAGGGGGGCGTTTCTTTTTCTTCCACTGGAAATGGCTGACTGAACCCCACTCTCCTGTGTCTCCCAAGTCAACATAGAAATCTGGTTTAACTCTTTTAATCGCCTCACAAACAACATTAATTGCTGGTTGGTCGTGGAGAGGGAAGTGTTTATCTGGTGTAACAATTCCTCGTTTAACAACTTTTTCATCTAATTTGGTAGTTCTTCGCATATGTTTTCTAGACCTCCTAAGTCAATCCATAGTTCGGATGCTATTTTTAAGTACTTTATTGTTGTAACCTTTGTGTATCTTAAGTATTTTTCTTGACAGCGAGAACACTCCCAATACAAAACACCTTTTTTAGCTCCTATTAACTCTATCCCTACAATATCTGTGCAACCACAACAGTTACATTCTTTAGGAGCTTCTTTAAATCTTTTAGTCCCTCTAAATTCTAATTTCTCAAAAATCTCGTTATGTCGAGATTGCTCTTCTGTACCAGCCATACCAATATTTACCTAATTTCGGTTTTCTATTTACCAAGTCTGCATAGTACTTTACTCTATAGCTACGTAGTCTTTCTGGCTCTAAACCAGACTTAAGGGCATTACTTATCGTCTTTGGTCCAATCCCTCCGTCTACCTCTGTTTTTACGCCTTTAGCACTAATAGATTCTTGTAGTATCTTTACAGCTCTTGACTTACCCATATTAACAACCATATCAAAATAAATCATACGCAATTCTTCAGGTACTTTAGAAACCTTTGCTTTTAACCAATAGTCTTTAAAGTAAATATCAGATGCGTCTTTTTCTGTAAGGTCTTTAATATTAAGAAAAGGATAAGCTTTTTTACTTATCCCGTATTTAGTTTCACCACCCGGGTCAACTGGGTCGTCTACATATCCACCTTCGTGTTTTAATACTATCTTTATGCAATCATCAAACTCTGTTATTTGCATTTACATCTCCACTTACGCAAAGCTTTGTTTATTCTAGAATTAGGGTCTCTAGCTGTTTTAGCACTTGTTAATCTTTTTTTCATACCACACATCCTAGCACAAAAACTAGCTCTTCTTGCCTTAGCTTTTCCTTTAGGGTTCTTTTTAGTTACAGGTGCTTTTAGTGTACCTTTACTATAACTTGCCCTACCTTTAGCATTTAAACCACCACTTTCTGATTTGCCTTCTTTTCTAGTCCACGCTTCTGACATTACTTCCTCTTCTTTGATATTCTTTTTACTTTACCATTATGGGTTCTAGCGTATATGTAGTTTTTTGTTTCTCTAATAACAGTACCAGAGTAAGTATCATTTCCCCATTTCCAACTAATCTTTCTACCCATTATTACTTCTTAAACATTCCCTCAATAATATCAGTAACTACATCAACACATTTTTCAAAAAAAATCTGCTCTTTGTCTTCTGATACAAAGGGTATATCAATCTTCTTATTAATGGCAGTTGCAATTTTAGAAGCCATATCTTCACTTCCTAATTCATCCATCATTTTATCTTTCATAGCATCAGCTTGTTTCTCAGCTAACTCTAACATCATTCCTTTAATATCCATTACTTACTCTCCTTTATTCTCTTTGTTTTTAAATATAAATAATAAATTTGTACTGCAAACATAATGCACATCAATATACCTGATAACACATCTGTCCAATATATAAATCCCATACTTGTTGTTATCCCCGTTACTCTTAAACTGTCCATCATTTATGTCCATTTACTCTCGATAGAGAGCCCTTTATTTCTGATAATTGATTGTCCGCATCGTTTATCTCTTTTGTAATAGCATCAAATTTTCTATCAAGCTTATCGTCAGATTTATTCCATCTAGCTATAAGTTTAATAATCATACCTTCCATATTCTCAAGAGTTTCACTTTGCCCTCTATTCTCTATCTTTAAAGTTTCTAATGCTTCAGCTTGTTCAGTTGCTCTTCTGTTCATACTATAAACCATATAAACAAACATAGCTCCGACTACGCCTATCATTCCTGCTTCTGAATATACCGCTAAAAAGTCCATAAGTGTTTGTTTTATTTCCTCTTCTTACCCCATTTAAGTGGATTAAGCTCAAGTGATTGTTTATACCACTTATGAATTTCATCCATTTCCGCTTCGTGTTTACTTTCTAATTTACTAACTCTAAGATTAACTTCCTCCAACTCTCTTGTAATATTTCCAAGTTGTGTTGTAATATTAACGTACGTATAAACAAGTGTCCCTGTAAGCATAAGCAACTGAATGAGCCACTTAATGTTGAGATGTACGCTAAAGTTATCATCAATCTTGTTAACTTTGTACGACCTCGCAAGGTTATCTTTACTCATCTTCCTTTGGTTCGGGTATACCTAATACTCCTCTCATTAGAGTTATTATTTTATTATAATCTTCTACTCGTATATCTCCAAAACTTTTACCCGGATATAACAAGTCTATTACTAATTGACAAGCCTTATCTGTATCTTCTTTGTACTTTTCTAATTCTGTTTTTAACATAACTAACCCCTATTTGACTTGTTTTAATAAACCAGCTTTAAATGTTAAGTTTCGTGTTTGACCTTTACTATTTACAACAACAGTTACTGTTCCGTCATATCCTGAAACACTAGCATCTGAACCATTCGCACCTGCGGCTCCTGTAGCCCCTGTAGCTCCTTGTGGTCCAGTAGCACCAGTTGCTCCTGCACTACCCGTGTCACCTTTATCGCCTTTAGGTCCTAAAGCTCCTTGAAATCCTTGGTCACCTTTATCTCCCTTAGCACCGTCACTTCCGTTCGTTCCGTTAGTTCCGTTGCTTCCAGCCGGTCCTGTATTTCCTGTATCTCCTTTTGGACCCTGCGGACCTGTTGCTCCTTGAGGACCAGTACTTCCAGTATCACCTTTGTCGCCTTTAGCACCTGCTGAACCATTAGTTCCATTACTTCCAGCGGGACCAGTATCACCTGTGTCACCTTTCGGTCCTTGTGGACCTGTAGAGCCGGTATCTCCTTTAGCACCATCTGTTCCATTTGTTCCAGCATTACCTTTAGCACCTGTACTACCAGCCGGACCTTGAGGTCCAGTATCGCCTGTATCGCCCTTATCTCCTTTTACTCCGTTAGCACCAGCACTACCAGTTGTACCCTTATCTCCTTTAGGACCTGCTGGTCCCTGAGCACCGGTAGCTCCATCGCTACCATTTGTACCGGGATTACCCTTAGCACCAGTATCACCCTTTGCTCCATTAGAACCATCAGTTCCCGGGTCACCTTTAGCACCGGCAGAACCAGTATCGCCCTTAACTCCTTGTGGACCAGTTGGTCCAGCAACGCCTTGGGGACCTGTTGCCCCAGTAGAGCCAGTCGCTCCTGTATCGCCAGTATCACCTTTAGCACTTAATACTGCCCACTTACTATTACTGTCAGTTGGTTGTGAATTACTACTATTAGATACTGCTATCCAAGAATTACCTTTGTTATATACAGCATCGTCAATTTTATAACTAGTACTACTAGACCATTGCCCTTTCCAGACTAATCCTTCAGGACCTGTACTTCCAGTTGGACCCGTAGGACCTGTAGAACCTGTAGCTCCGGTAGGACCTGTGGGACCAGCAACACCTTGACTCCCAGTTGCACCTTTAGCTCCAGCGGCTCCTGCTGGTCCTGCTGGACCTTGAGAACCTGTACTTCCCTTTGGTCCTTGAGCCCCTGTTGCTCCTGTAGCTCCTTGAGCCGCCCACTTTTCTGATTCTTCTGAACCAAAAGCATTAAATATCATTTTATACATATGATGTACATCATCGTGTAGCTTGTTTAAGTCCCCTCTTAATTCTTCTATAACATCAATTATGTTATTTGAAATAGGGTCTTCATCAGCAGACAGTTGACTATCGTCTGCCTTATACATATGAGCCATCTTAGTCTTAGTTTTATAAGTAGTAGGCTTTGTTGTTAAATTAATTAAGTTTGCGTTTGTTAATCTTTCTTTTGCCATTATATTTTCGCTATTGTTAATACTGCTCCATAAAGATATTTTGCTGTATCAGCAGGAAACCATCCTATAACTAAATATCTACCATTTGTTTCATCTGCGGTAACACCTGAAGATGGATTAGAAACATTCGTATTGTTTGTAAATTGTTGTGCTGGGGCTTGACAGCTTGTAGTTGTACTAGTCGCTATTGTAGAATATGATAGAGATACTGTAACACTAGCAGTTCCGTTTACTCTCCAATGAGTTACTTTATACCCAGCAGGTATTGGAACATTTGCATAAGCTTCGTGAGCTGAATACATTACCCTAGCTTGTCCACCGTTATCAATAAGGGCTAGGTTACCATAAGCATTATCGTCATTAACTACAAATTCACTTGGTGGTATAAATATTTTTGTTTGTGTATGCCAACCAAGGTGTGCTTTATGTTTTGTTACTGAATTATCTGCAAGTTTACTGTTGGTTACTACATTTGAACCTAAGAAAGCAGAAGAATTTATTGCATATGTAGTAAGGTGAGTACTATTAATAGAACTTGCCTTTGGCACAACATTAGTTAATCCAGCACCATTACCACTAAACGATGCGGCATCTAAAGAACCTGCTACAGTTGCATCATTATAACAACTTAAATCACCACCGTCTATCGTAAGATGGTTACCAACAAATACATTACCAGATGTTTCTAGTCCGCCAACAACGTCAACAGCTCCAACAATATCTACACCTGTAGTTTTAACTGTCATTTTAGGGGCGTTTTGACCCCTAAATTCAGCAATATTGCCAGATGAGTTACCACGATTAAGTCTTGTAACACCATTGTCTACATCTAATTTATAACTATCACTAGGTGCAGTGTTTATACCTAAGCTTCCGTCTTTAATGTATACGTGCTTATTAGTACCATCGCTACCAAAAGTAAAACCACTAACTGTTTTAGTATTAGCATACACACCCATTTTGCCATCATAGTCAAATGTCAAACCTCTTTCAGGTGCAGTTCCACTACTCCATATAGGTCCATAGTTTATTGCAAACTGGTCTTTTCTACCATTTATTGTATTGTTAGACACTCCAATGTTTAATTGGTTAGTCATAGCACCGGGACCAGTTCCTGTTTGAAATTGTATCCTAGCTTGATTACTTGTTAATTTTCTTTTTAAGAACAAAGTAGAAGTACCAAGTGGACTAGCTCCACCAAGGTCGAATGTAGGATTAGCACCATTTACTTCTACTTCAGCAGTACCACTAGTATCACCTGCTAATACAATTTTAGAATCACCATTAGTATCTTGATTAATAGTAAAGTTACCCTTACAGTTAACAGTACCATCTGCTAATGCTTGAAACTCATCATCCTTAATTTTTAAATTACCAGAAGTATCTACACTAAAAGGATATACACCACCTGATTGAGTACCAATGCTTAGTGAGCCACCTACCATTGTAATAGTTTTATTTCCGTCTACAGCGTCTTTAGCTTCGTTACCTGCTGTAGCTTTAGTCTTAATATTAGCGGCAGTTTCCCCATCTATCTTACCAGTAAAGTCTCCTGTGCTAGGGTCGAATACCGATGTTCCGTCTGATTTAGCTATTACGCCAATAAATTTACCAGCAGAAAACTTAGTATTGTCTAAATTACCAAGACCAACATCTGACTTAGTGGGTTTATTATCTGTTCTGTAGAAATCAGATAATCCTTTACTACCAAAGGTTCCGGTTACATTACCAGAAAAATCAGAGTCAGCTCTTTGTACTTGTTTCCATTGTTTAGCCATTGTCTACTTCTTGTAATTCATAATCAGGGTCAGCTATAGCCGCCTCTTCAAATGCTTTCATAAATTTTTTGTGCATCTCATACACCCAAGCTCCTTCGCCTACTTTAACTTCAATACCTGATATTAATGTGCAGATACCTTCAAGTTCTTGCGTGGTGCATTTAACTATTTTTAACTTCTTCTTGTCCATTACTATCTCCTTGTTCTAGCATAGCTTTAATAAACTTAACTTTTAGAAAAGTTGTTGTTGCTTGTTCTATTTCTCTACCCCTATAGTTTCCATTCAACATCATATCATAAATATAACCTATGTCAGAAAGTTCTAACTTTGATAGTTTTTGTTGTAAGTCTACTACTTCTTCGTTGGCTTTCGCCGGTTTTAATTTTGATTTTGCATCATCCCAGAAACTCATTTATCGTTTAACTCTCTTTGTTTTTTTAATGTTAAACCATTTGACAATACGAAATTATCAAGGTTATAAGGCATCTTCATATTCTTATGAAGTTTTCTTAAGTTTTGATATCCTTTATGGTCTGGTCCCATAGTTAATTTAGCAGTTGGCATAACTTTCTTACCATCTTTATCTTTTGTTACAAATAGACTAGGGTTAACATTAGCTAACATTGATTTTTTTAATTCATCTAACCATTCTTGTTTTTCCCATATCTCACAATCAATCATTTGGTCTTGGTCTAGTCCCATATCTTTTTGCATTAACCATACTCTTCTACCACCCCATAAAACTTTACCATCTGATGTGGCTACAATATAATCATATTCTTCAGGTTTATAACCTTTATCTTGTAAAGATTTTTTTAGGGGTTCGTATTCATAAAGTGGTAAGCCTATATACTCCTTACCTGAAGTGCCAGTCTCCTTTTCAGGAAACTGACCACTGTCGGGTAAAGAACATTTTAGGTCTTTTAATGCAAAAGCTTTTATCGCTTTCTTTGCCATTTTTTACTCCTAAATGTCTACAATTACATATTGATTACCGCCAAATATTCCTACTTGACCTACTACTAGGTTTGATGGATTATTTGCCGAACTCGAAAAGGTTGAGTCTCCGTCTACATCTTCTGCTGTTAGCGTAAGAGGTGCTGGACCTTTAGTTGCTATTGCATTAGTAGTAGTTGTAGCAAAACTTGCATCATCACCTAAAGCGGCGGCTAAGTCATTTAATGTTTGTAACCCTGCTGGTGCACCATCAAGAATATTGCTTTCTGCTGTAGATGCGGCGGCGGCTTCAGCTTCTGCCACTGTTTTACCACCAACTTTATCAGCATCTAGTGTTTGAGCAGTTCCATCAAATTTAATTTTACCAGATGCTACTGTTATTGCTTGGTTAACTACAGCTCCTAACCCTACGTTAGCCGCTGTTGTACCAGCCCTAATAGCCGAGGTAGAATCCTGATTTGAAGATGCTCCTAATGCCGCTCCACTTTTAATAGTAGCTACGGCAGTTCCACCTACTGTTCCTGAAACATTACCTGTTAAAGTTCCACCTAAAATTGTGCTTGTAGAGTCTTGGTTAGCAGTTGCACCTGCGGCGGCTCCAGTTTTAATTGTTGCCACAGCAGTACCACCAATGGTACCTGTTATATTACCTGCTAATAACTGAGCTTCAGTTTTATTAGGTACATTTCCTAGTCCAACATCATTAGCTGTTGTTTCACTATTCTTAATAGCATCTGGAGCGTTTGTTAGGTCAGTTTTAACTGCTCCTAAACCTGAAGCACTTACTGTACCTCCACCAGCACCACTTAATGCACCAGAAGAGCTTATGCTAATAGAGGCGTTCTTTAAGGTTGCTGGAGCGTTAGCTACTTTAATTATCGGGTCTGAACCACTTGTGTCAAAAGCTGGTTTTACCGTTGCACCATCTGCGGCACCACTTACAACAGTAGCATTAGCTGTTCCGCCAATAGTACCTGTTAAGTTTCCACTTAGTATTGTTGCTTGACTTTTGTTTTCTACATTATTAAGAGACATAGTAGTCTTTAATGTAGATGGACTTTCGTTTACTACATTTGCAAGACCTACATCACTTTTAGTAGTCTCACTATTTTTAATAGCGTCTGGAGCGTTACTTAAATCAGTATCTACTGCTCCAACTCCTGCTGGTGTAACCTGACCGGAACCAGCTCCACTTAATGTACCATCTGCATTAATACTAACCCCTGAGTTTTTTAACCCAGCGGCGGCATTAGCTACCTTTAAAATGTTACTTCCATCGAACGCCGCATCTGTTACTACTTTCGATGCAGTTCCTGCTGACGCTCCTGATTTAATATCCGCTACAGATGTGCCATCTATTGTACCTGTAACTTTACCAGTAAAGTCCTCATCAGACCGCTGGATTTTTTTCCACGCTTTAGCCATAGTGTGTTTCTCCTATACTTCGACTGATACCAATAAGGACCCTTGAGAACTGTCATAGTAGATAGTTCCTTCGGAGTTGTCTGCTGGTGCCGATGTTCTTGGTTTCAAATGCACTGCTCCCTGATAGTCTACAGAAAACACTTGTGTGCTGTTATTTAAGATTTGAAACAAGTCTCCTGACGATACAGAACTACTTGTTTGATGTTTTAAAATATTTCCAGATATTAAGTCAGGTAATACTTCTACATCAGTAGAACCATTATCTCTATAAAACTTTCCATCTGATGTATTGTACCATACTAACTTAGTATATACATCTTTTACTAAATTAGGACTTGATAAACTTCCTGCCATTATATTACCCTCGTGTAAACTGGTGGTGTTGCCTCTGTAACTCTATTAAAAACTGGTGGAGTTGGTTTAGCAACTCTTGTAGATATAGTAGGACTTGCTTTTATAACTCTAACTGTAGGAGTACCTTTTACAAATAGACCAAGTAGGATATTACTAAAAGAAAATGCTATAGTATCAAACGCTATATTTAAATCATTAAATTTAACACTCATTTAAAAATCCATTGGTTGTATTGTTTGCCTAGAACCATCTCTTCCTCTAAAAGCATAAGCTTTAGCTTTCTTAATTCCGACTTCATATTTAGTCATATAGTGATTTGAAAGTGCTAAAGTCTCAACCTTTCTTTCATAGCCATTTGCTATTACACGATTTACCAAGGATTCGTGAAATTGCTCTGGTATTTCAGACTCTTGGTCTAAGTATTGAGATTCTTGCATAGTTGGAGTTGTATCAGTACCAGCTAATTCTGTTCCTAAATAAGCTCCTGTAGTTGCACTTGTATTTGCTGTTGTAAATCCATCTCTTTCTGGAGATTCACCGGGTACTAAAAATTTATCAGGTCTTTGTATATATAGTAAATTAATTTGTTTAACTTCAGTTGGAGAATTAAACTTCCCCGTACTTGAATCATAATAAGCTATTAATACGGAGTCTCTTTCTGTCCACCATAAGTATTGACTAATATTTAAATTTTGTCTTTCCATTATGTAAGGTCCCTCTCAACAGGCTTACCTATTAATTTTTTAATAGTCTTATTATCGTAATCAACACCTTTTATTTTAATAATATGCTTTTTAAGTGGATATACTCTTTTACCTTCTTCTGTGCTAAATGTATCCATAGACTCTATAATCTCTGTTCTGAAACCCATATCATTAGCGGCATCATTTAAATATCTTATTATTTCAACTTGCCCCATACTTGGATGATGTTGTTGGACTCTTTCTATCATTTCTTTTAACTTCATATAGCTTTAGTTTCCTTAGGGTCGTCTTTTATACCAGCACTTCCAATGTTAACTTGTATAAACTCTTGTTTTTTTGCACTAATAAGTTGTAATTGACCCTGTGTCCATTGATAATCTACTGTAATTTTTTGAATAATTTTATCATATAATCCCATTTTCTTTTGGAGATTAGCTTGGAACTCAGCCAAGACTTGTTGCTTTTGAGCAGATTGAGCACCTAGTTCTGCGTTAAACTCTCCTAAAATAGAATTGGCTCTTTGTAATTCTTGAGAAGCAACTTGAAGTGTAGAGGCTGTCATATCTTCATCTTCATCAGCTAACCAATACTGTGCACTTTCTGGCTCAGTATCTCCACCCATAGTAGTTCCACTTATTAAATTTTTAGATTTATCTATTGCATCTTGAAAATCAGCAGATGGAAAAGTATAACTAATACTAGCAGACACATCTGCTATTTGGTCAAACAAAGTAGTATCTGCATCTAAATCTGTTGGTAACTTTGCTCTAAAATCTCCAAGTCTTTCTACTAATATTAATTCTGCTGAATGAAGTATAACTAATTCATTAAAGTTTATTGGAAACTGAGTAATTGTTTCTTGTGCATCATTAATAGTTCTTCCGCTAAAATCAGGGACCGTTGTTATTTTAAAACCTTTTTTGGCTTGTTTAATAGCTAACGGTGCTATAAATAAACTATTTTCATCGCTTATCCAATAAACAGGATTGTCAGGCAATGCATAATAAATGCTATTTGTATTAAAAGCATCTCTTGCCTGTGAGTCTGGAACTGGCTGACATTGTCTATAAGTCTCTTCGCCATCTGCTCTTTCAACTTTTAATAAATGTATTGCTTTTAAACCTGAATAATAATCAAAACCATCATCAGTACTATCATTAGTAATAATACTTACATTAGAAAAAGCAGGTAATAATCCCGGATTTGCTTGAGCTATAATAGATACTGTATAATTAACAGCTCTATTTAACGCATCTAATATATTTTCTGAAGATGTGCTGTTTGTATAATTTTGTACTTTACTTGTAAATGACATATTATCCTTTTAATAGGGGGTCCGAAGACCCCCCATTTTAACTTACCTACGCTTAACTTCCAAAGGTCATTAGAGCGTGAGTCTCAGGAAGAGATATCTCAAGACCAGCTTCGGTCATTACGATGTCTTTCCTTCCATCCATATTGTTGTCCTGCACATTAGTGATAATGTGTGTATCCCTTGAGATACCATTACCAGCCAATGGACGATACTTTACATTAGCCATATCAATAGCTATTGCAATGTTATCGTCTTGCCCTCTGAACAACGGCTCAGCAACAAAGTGTAAATTACCAAAAATAGTATTTACTTTTGTTACCTGATGTCCGAAAGCTCCCTGAATGTTCTGTACATCTAACTTATAAGAGCTAGTTGTCATAGTATTCTTTAGGAACCCATCTCCACCTAGTTTTTGTAACCAAGCTAAGATTGTACGAGAACAAAGAACTAACTTGTCTCCACTGTTTCCAGTCTCTGGAGCAAAGAAGTCCTTCATTGAGTCAATGAATGTGTCATAAGTACTATTAGCATAAGAGAAAGCGTAATTCTTTCCATTAGCTAAAGTATAAGGCACAATCCCGTGTGAGTAGCGAATAGGACCATTAGGTGATGCTGATTCATCAGCAGAACCAACACCAAACAACATAGCGTGTTCAATGTCCATCTTATGTTCCATTAGCTTTCCAGACCATACTCTACGATATTCATCTGGACGACCTCTGTAACGAGTAGCAAGAGCTGTACCAGAGAACAACTGAATACCTGTCTTAAAAATCTGACAGTATCCTTCTCTAGTGTACAGTTCATCTTTCCATCCGTCTGGGTCAACTGTTGCTTCGCCATATGCACTACCGATAATCTGACCTTTTACACCAGCGGCTAAAGTACCAGAATCTTCTAGTGCTGTTAACTTAACTGATGAATAGGTAGCTACAGAACTTGCATTGTAAGCTACATTCAATCCAGTACCTACGTTCTCGATTGATTTGATTTTCCACGCTTTACCACCAATTCTAAGAACTTGGTTTACCACAAAAAATTGTGGTGCGGCATTTGCGGCTTCTACTCCGAACTTGTCATATTTACAAACTAACTTAAGCTCAGCAGAATCGTTACCTTTAGTAACCTGCGAACTTATAGCAGTCTTTAGTTCAAAATCTCTACGTTGCCATTGATGACGCTGTTCAAGGAACTTGAATACTGGGTCATCAGTAGCTTCTTTAGCCATTTTGCTTAAATATACAAAGAACGGAGACTGTTGTGGTGCTAACTCAGCGACTCTTTCGCCAAAGTTATAAATCCGGCGGTTATCATCAATAGATACGCCACCCGGAGCTACACCTGTCTTATGACTAAATACATTTGCCATAGTCTAGTTTCTCCTTTTATGAACCCCAAGGGTTCTGTTTTTTGTAAGTGCTAATCATAGAATCCATCATATTATCTTCCGTACTACCCTGAGTGTTTCCCGATGAAGGTAGAACTCCCATACTAGCTGGAACTTGCTGAGCTCTCTGCATTTGCTGAAATGATTCATTTGGAGCAGTTTCAGTAAGAGGTGCTTGTTGAGGTGCAGTCTGATTACCAGACTCCATCCTATACAATTTAAACAAGTTATCTATAGTAACCGATTCAGGCTTATCCATAATCTCTACGAATTGTGCTATCTCTTGGTCACTAGCTTGATAATTTGTCCTCAAGTGATTCTGTATTCCTACCATTTGTTGCTGTCTGTTTTGAGTTTCAGCTTGTTGCCTTAGTATTTCGTTTCTCTCTTCTACGATTTTCTGCTTCTCCTCTTCTACCAATGCTAGATTATACTCAGATTGTAATCTGTTATAATCATCCATCTCATCTCGCCATTCTTCTACTTCATCGAGGTACTTTGCAGACTCAGAACTAGTATCCTCTACCGCTTCAGCCCTATTAAAGCCTCTAGGCTTTGAGGGTTTCATTGGTGGAGGAGGAAACTGTCTGTCTTCTTCTACTTCGTTTTCTACTGTTGGCTGAGGTGCTTGGGCTTGTTGTTCCAATGCTTGTAGGCGTTGTGCCATCTGTGCATTTTCATTACGAGCTTTATCAGCCTCACTTTGCCAATATTGATAACGTTTTTCATCGTTATCTTGGGCTTCTTGTTGTGCTACCTTTTCTTCAGTTTGTGCAGGTGCATCAGGGATTATTTCATTCGTAGCGAATGGGTCCTCCGATGGTTGCTCTTCCTCAAGACCGTTAGCTCTAAAAAAACCCTCAAGAGGATTTGTTACATCCTCATTCACTGGTTCTGATGCAGTAGTGCCCTTTACTTCTAAGTCAGGGGTAACTTCCGATTCTATCATACTCAGTTCCTTTACTTTGCTCCAGCCGATTTCTTGGAATCGGGTGTGGATTGTTGTGTTTGGCTTTGCTTGTTCATTTCACGAACACCAGCTTTTGCCTGTCCAAGAACGTCATCCATACGCTTCTCTAGTATCTTTCCAGATGCTTTATTCTGGGTTGAGATATTGTCGAGTTTGCCTTTGAATTTTTCTAATTCAGCCGCCTGTTTCAAGTGATAGTTTTCACGCTCTCTTGTCTGTAGGTCGCCTTTTAATTCTTTAATCTTTTCTTCCATTGATTTAACAGATTGTTGTAATTGTCCAACTTGGTCTGTTCTTTCTAATACACCCTCTTTGTCAAATACTTCTGTTTTCTTAAGAACTTCAGTCTTGTCAATAATTCCATTCTTGTAAGCATCCATATACATTTCAAGTTGTGCATATCTATTTGTTGGTAAGGTAGAACCAGTTACGACAACTACATCAAAAGCTCCTCTTGATATATCGTTTAAAACGCTTACTTCTCCACTCTTATCATCATAAATCTTTTTATTAATAGCTATCTCTGACATACTATTGTTAGGCTGTACTAATCTAACAACCTTCTCTGCTCTATATAATTGTTGCATTATAGGTATTGCAACCTTAGCAACCCTTGCTAAAGAAACCTCTATATCTTGTAATTTAGATTTAATTTTTCTTTGACCAAACTCATCTAAACTAACAGTAGCTTTATATGTCTGAGGAGCGGCTTCTGCATTACCCTGCATTAACTCATATAATCCAAGCTGGTGGTCTATATCTGTTTTTGCAACTTGTTCATTCTGATAAAGAGTTCCGGGTAATGGAGTAGGTTGTATTGGTTGAGGTGCTCCTTGGTCCATATCTACTTCTATAGCTACTCCCGGCTGAGCCCATCTTTGTTCAAAGTCCTGCATATCTACAGAACCACTAGGTATTAAAATCTTTGTATTTGTACTTGTTGTTGCGTGAGCAATGATAAGAGAGCGTGTTTTATTAATATACTCTTGTAAATCTTTAACCATACGAACATCGCTTACTGGGTAGGGTGTTCTGTTATGAATGTTCATAAATAGAACGATGGGATAATGCTCAACTGGCAAGATTCTTGAATATAAATACTTGTCACCCATTATAACGCACATCTTTATGCGTTGAACAGGAACAGACACGCTCTCTATTAATTTTTGTTGTACTAATTCAGCATATGAGATTGATTCTACCTTAGGAATTTCAGGTCCATCTACGCCTTCCATCTCAGCTTGTTTAGTTTGTTGTTCAAACTGCATAGTAAGTTGTTCAACAATCTTAGCCGCTTTATTCTCATCAAGTACAATTTGACCATTTATACGTACAGCATTTCTTTCTAAATACTCTGCATATCCTTCATTATCAAACACTTCTTCGGTTTTGTTAATGTTATTCTTTATATGATAACGCTTAACCCATACTTTCTCATATCTTTCATAACCTCTTATATATTCGTTGTTATGTCCGAAACCAACGTGAGTTTGAGTATTACTATCTTCTGGAAATGATATTCCTTTATCATCTACTCTATCTGTAACTGGTCTATCTGTATATAAGTCTGATGTAGCGTTTTTAATTGCTTCTTCATATACAGGGTACATACTAGTAGCTTGTTCTTTTGTAAACAATCTACTTATAATAATATTTTCTGCATCATCACCCATTCTGTGACGAGAGTTAGGGTCAATATAAACATCAAGAGGGTCTACATCGTGAACACAAACTTCTCCTCTACCATAATCTTTCAAGGGGTCAATATAGACGCACATAGCTCCCATACCCATTGTATAATAGTCGTCTATCACATTGCGGAGTGCTTGAGTCCCGTCAGATACGTACCACATATATTCTAGTAAACCATTGAAGACTTGTGCTACTTTATTGTCGGAATCTTCTCTCGGTGATACTCTGAATTGTGGTTTGCCTGAAGTGAGTAGTGCCTTTGCGGCTTCAACTGCTGGATGAATACGATTAACTACTAGAGGTGCCTGACCCCTTTCGAGTAAAATACGTTGTTGCTCTGAAGACCATTGTCTTCCTAGTCTAAATTCTGCGTCCTCTTGTGCTTGACTAGCCCATACTTCCCTTTTACTTGAATAAGTCTTAAAAAGGTCGTGAGTTTCGTTTACAAGTTCTTCGCTAGATTTCTTTGAATCTTTATCGCTGTAAGCCATCCCGTATGAACTTACAAATTATAATGTCATCCAGTCAAGTACTTTACTTCTACTTTTTCTATCTTCTGGATTAATGTATTCTTTCTGCCTTGAAGGCTTTGCTTTATCAAGTGCATAGTATATAGCATCTAGTATATCATCGTGCTTACCTCTTGGGTAAGATAGAAACTCTTGCTGTGCGTGTAAATCTTCTGGTCTAAAATAAAATTCACCTTTAGCGAGTGGGGCAACCAAGGACAACAATCTTTCGGATTTTCTTTGTCTTGGTTTTATGCCTTTTTCCAGTCCCGGTATATATAGGTTCTGTTCAAGCATCATCTTTCTTACGTTAGTCCTCAGTGCCTCTTGGTAGCCCACAGTCTCAATAGTCATTCTTTTTGGGTGATATTTTTTAAATACTTTAATAATTTCTTCAGGTTGGTATGCAGGGTCGATTTTGTCTCTGAGTATATCCAATATATAAATATTACCATCAGCGTCAAGTGCAACAGTAGCAATAACAAAAAAGTCAGAACGCTTAGATAAACTACTAGCAGGGTCGATGCCACAATAGACGTTAACCGGTTTCTTAATATCCTTGCCACCCGACTTGCCGATAAGGATGCTTTCTCCGTTATTGTGGGAAAAAACGAAATGATGTAATTTAATGTATTGCGGTTTGAAGGGTGCATTGTCTGGACTCTGTGCCTCATTCATATACTCTTGGTAAAACCCGTTTAGGTTACCAACTGATTCAAATTCTTGTTTTATTGATTGTATTCGTTCTTCGGGAAATCTTTCTTCCCATATACTATGTCCATCGTCATCATATATAGAATACCAAAGAACTTTCCAAACAGGTGATTCTTTAGCCCAATATAAAAAACAATCTTCAGATATAACAGTGCCAATCATAACTATTCTACCATCATCTGATAGAGAAGGTATAACAGCTTCAGTTATCCATTTTCTATTTTTTGCTCTAGCTTCAGCAGTAGCGGCGTTAAGCTCAGACTCATAGTCATCAACAATGATGAGATTAGGACGAGTGTCTCCCTCGATAAACCCCCGTACACGCTGTCCAGTTCCCACAGCAATAATCCGTGCACCATTTGCAAGAAGTATATCATTGTTCGTCCAACGTTTTGCAGTTTCGGGTCCATAGTCTCCAAACATCTCCTTAAAGTTCTGTGAGTTAATTAAATGATATTTTATCCTTGATAGAAAGTTTATACTCTGAGATTGCGACTCTGATATTATAACAATAAAAAGGTCACTGGCAGAGGGCTTAAAAGCGATTCTATGAAGGGGTAGAATTAAGGAGGTCACTGTACTTTTCGCCGTTCCCCGAGGAGCGGCAATTAGTACACGCTTCTTCGCCTCATCTGCCAGATTTTTGTATATCTCGTGGTGAAATGGTGGCACTGCTTTTTGAATAGCAGTAGGAAACATTGTTCTACCAAATAACCCAACATTGTTTCTAAGTTTCTTTAGAGCTTGTTGCTGTGCATATTTGGCTTCGTAATCGTCTACTTGGACAGTTTCCCTGATATCCATTGTCCGTACTTACCATATTTTTGCCAATAACCATTTGACCATAGTCTACTATTTACTAATACTAATACTCCTGCGATAAATAATAATAATTCAATCATTTGTGACCTTCCTCTCTATTCTGTTTAATCTAAATATAGCACTAATCCATAATAACAAGTTAAGAAATATATATAATTCCCAACCCGGAAAGTGCTCTAACTCTACTAACGTGTGATAATAATTACTTATCATCTCCATTCTTTACCTCCTTAATAGGCATTTTAGTTGTTCTAGATGCAATTAACTTATCTTCTTCTGCATTGATATTATCAATCAGTTTCCTAGTTTGTGTTGCCTCTAGCTTATCAGTAACTGTTACTGTTTCTTTATCCTTCATTCCGTGTATTTCCATACCATCGTTTACAAATCCACGAATACCACTGACATCTTCTTTCTTTAATGCAATATCTACTCCCTTCTTCATTAAGTCAATAAAGTAGTCTGCATCCAACATATTGTCAGTTAATAGTTTTTGAGCTTCATCTCTCTTCATTTTTTTAAAAACCTCCGTTCTCATATGACGTTTTAACTTACGTCTTTTACTTGCATTTACAGGACCGAACACTTGGTCAATAGCAACATCCCTATTTTCAGTTAAAGCCGCCCACATTGCTAAAGACTTATAGTCCTCAGACTTAGTTTTTACATCTAGCCACTTTTCACCAGTAAATGTATTATTAGCTACCCTACCCCCACAACAAAACTTTTTATCAGGATACTTAGGATTCCACATAATATAACCAAAAGGCATCCTATAATAATAGGACATTCTTTTTTCTTTGTCCTGATAAGATTTCTTACTAATAACCTTTGCAACATAATTGTCATCGGTGAGTGCCCATTGCTTTGCATTAGCCTGTTGCCAATGTAAATAAGTAATATCCTTTGAATCAGCTTCATCTTTAGTATATACAGGGTATTCTGTAGGTCCTATGTCTTTATGATTTATAGTTATAACAAACACTTGCTCTTCCTATTGGAATATAACCCACTTTTTTAGTCTTTTTATCATTATATCCACCAAAATGGCTATTTCTTGGTAATTCTTGGTCTTTCCAACGTATTTTAGACCTACTTTTCTGGATTGTATTGATGTTAAATACATATATATGTGAATTTGTAGCAACTATGTAAAGAAACTCTTTACCATCTATGTCTGCGTGACCTTTATTAGCCATATACTTATCCCATTCTATTAAACAAGTATCATAATGTTTGTTACGAACCTTGATTTCTGCTATATAACGCTCTTCATCAGCATCATAGGTACAGTATTCATCGGTCTTTATAAAATTAGACTTGGCTTCTTTGTTTATATACGAAATAACAAAGTCTTCTGTTACTTTAGAAGACCGAGGAACTTGAGTAATAGGGTTATGTAGTACCTCATCTTTAACATCTGTAGATGAAACACCATCCTTAGTATGTTTAGAAGACGCTTTATAAGCCTTGTATGCTTCTGTGACTTCATAGTATAACACTCCTCTTTTACGTTCAGCTTGGAATCCCGTGATGTTAGCACAGTTTTTCCATAATAACTCATAGTCGAGCTTATCATCACTCTTTATATACTGATGTATATCTACCACTTACGACAACCACCCCTTGTTTAAATCGTTAAGAACTAATAACAAATATTATTAAAATGTAAAACCGTTTACATCTAATAACAATAGTTATGATTTACTTTAAGTGGTTTCGTTTAAACTGAACGATATGAACAAGATAGGAGAATTTGCTATTCTTCTTCTTTTCTACGTACTCTACTAGGGTTTACTATCCTAACATTCTCCCATATATTGTGTCTCCAACACCAGTTATCGCCGTTACGTATGTCTATGTATTGATGATTTGTACTGTCTTGGTCGTATATAGTATCATATAATGAATAGTCCCCTTCAGAGATTGTAGGTTCATCTGCTATAAAGCTTACTGAAATACCTGAAATGATTAAAATTATTATAAAATTCATACGAAAAATTATATACAAAAACAATAAAAAACTATTTGAAAAATTGCTGTAGAATGGGAGTACGTCGTTTGTTCGTTGACCGGGTGGGTTGTTTTTACGCCCTATGGGGGGTAGACTTCGTTCAGTATCGTCCCTCAACTTAACTTGTCTCCTCCCCCGGGCTTCAAACCAACACCTGACGGTGTACTGCGTACCCACCTCGGTCTGCCGTCCCCTGTTTGTTTTGAGCACTAGCTCAACAATCTAATATATGAAATATTAGGTTGAAATAAGAATCGGAGATTAATATGTCAACATCGAATCAAGGTCTAAAGACACATTCTGTCTATAACGCCAGAAACTGGATGCGAAACCCTGAAACACAAGAAGTGATTAAGGGTCAGGATGGGAGCCCCATCCTTAATCCCATAGACTCTGTCTATGAGAATTCAATTATTATTCACCAAAGGGTGACTAATGCTGAAGTTGCCGGGCAACTACCAGAGCTCTTGACTGCTAACACAGTAAAGAAGTTATCTGAAACCTACAAGGACCTAAAGTTCCTGAAGGATACAGATTACCCGTTGCATACTGACGATAATATCGCCATAAATGTCAACCACGTGACAGGGTCAGGTGTTGAGGTAATAGAGTATAGGTACAAAGTACCATCTGCTGGTAAGGAAGAGGACTTCCCTACTCAAC